GGGCTTCTGATACTTATATATTTGGTATGTCATTCGTATATGATGGGAATCAGGAGTCGGCGATATCTATTTGTGCTGATGGTTTGGGGGCAAGCGATGTAAATGAGGATAGAGCATTACAGGTAGCGGTGTATGCAGCTAACGCAAGCAGTACGAATTATGATGCAAGACAGACTGGAGCGAGAATATATTGGAAATACTCATCTGGATTAGGGTCTTCAGCTGCGGCGCCAGCCGTTCAGGGTGAATGGAATCTTTTAGTAGATGTCGATATTACTGGTACCTCATCAGATAGCCACGCATATGGCATACGATCTAAAATGGGTGACAAATTTGCCAACTGGACCGTCGTCAGTAATCAGGCATCCGCAGAAATTGTTATCCCAGATCCCCCTATTGATACATACGCTACTCTAAATGGATATAGAAGCAGTGATGGACCATTAATTATAGGGAACGCTGGGGATGGATATAAAACAGCAGTATTTGCTAACCGCAGAATGTTTGTGGCTAATGTAAAAATGACTGGGTCTGATGGGAATCAAGTTCAAGAGGCGGATAGAATTATGTATTCTCCTGCTAATAAACCAGATGTTTTCCCATCAAGTAATTTTATAGATGTAATAAAGGGAGATGCGGAACCATATCTAAAGCTAGAAACAGTAGGCGATAGATTATTTGCTTATAAAGCAGACACATTGTACATAATAAATATATCTAACCCAAGCCCAGCTGGGTGGTATCTTGAGGCAACGCACAAAGGTATGGGTATTTTACATCCAGCGGCTATATTTAAAACAGATTTTGGACTAGCATGGGTAAACCCTAATGGTCTTTTTATATATCAAGAAGGTGGAGGAATAGCTGAATTATCAGAAGGTAGAATATTAAACGGGCATGGGACTGATGATTATGGCTTTAATGCATGGGGTAAATTAATTACTGCCAATTCTATCGTTGGATATTCTCAAAAAGATAAAGAAATAATTATAAACATAGACTGTAGTAGTGTAACTAATGATACTACATTTGGTGGCAATGGGGCTGATGTTGTTGTCTACGATATGGAAACTCAATCATTTTGGTTTGGTAAGAACAGGCTTACCAGCGGTGGAGTTGCGTCTAATTTTGAATACGACTGGAATGGTGATTTGATATATGCGTCTGAGACTTTAGATACGGTAACAATTAGATCTTGGCAATCAGATAGCCAAACATCCACTGGGTTCTTATTTTCCACAAAGGATATTGATTTTGGCTCACCTGGAAAGAAAAAGAAAGTGTATGATATATACATAACTTATAAACATTCTGACAGTAATAGTGTATCTAATTTTTTAAGCTACTCCACAAATGGGGGAACAAGCTTTGTAACCGTAGACGGTGATAATTCAACTGCAATTGCAAACAACACATTAGATCAGGCCGCTAGTTGGGAAATCCATAAGTTCACATTTACGACCCCTATTAACTGCCAAAGTCTTACATTAAGATTTAATGGACCAACTAGCAATGCTAGTAAAATTGATATTAACGACATCTCTATTGAATATAGAGAGTTATACGGAAGGGTACCTGCAACCTAATGGGCTTTGTTAAAATCGACACATCTAAGTATAATAGACGCTTTGGAAGGGGAGCTCCCCCTGCGAAGGCAAGGCAGGTAAAAACATTTGATACGCCCAGTAAAAACAGGGCTCCAGACATCCCAAAGACCGAAGCTAAAGAAGGTGATGTGTTAAGTTATTTTGACGATACTAAGGGTAAGGTGCTAACGTCTTTCGATGGAGGATATCAATCTTCCAACACAGCTAAAGTCTCTGATATGAGTAGATTTGATCAGGGGCAGTTTGTCACATCTTTAAACGCAGGGCCTAATGCTAGAGTGCGAACAAGGGGAGAGATACACGCATCTGCTATCAAAGAGGCTATTATTGGGATAGGCGATGGAAATATTGGGACCACTAAAACCGATAAGTATTTTGATTATGTAGCTGATTCAACCTGTGACACTACAGATGGAAGCCATACAATAGCGTGCGACAGTACGAACATAGTAAATGGGAAAATAAAGATTGGTATGAATGTGGTTGGAACTGGAATTCCTGAGCACGCAGTTGTGAAGTCATTGCCAAGCACAACATCATTTACAATTGGCACATATATTGGAGAGGATGCTGGGACTCAACCCTCTGCTGTTTCTAATGTAAATGCCACAGCGGATGGAACAAATGTAACATTATATTTTTATGGAACTATTCTTTATCTCGATGGCAGTAGGTACGGTCATAGAGCAAGTTCTGTTTATATTGATAATGGCAATGAATGGTATAAAAATACAATTGCTGGAATTGTTTTACCTAGGACAGGAGATGATCCCTCAACAACCACAGAGATAGCTGGAGGATCATCAACTAGAGTAACTTTGTATTTTGGAGCAGAAAATTTTGCAATTAGATGCGGGAAGCCCCCAAGTGCTGATTCATATGGGAGCGCAGACAACTCTAATAGTGCAGGTAAAATATATGAAGTTCAAGCCAACGGTGGACATACCTACTATCACTCTCCGTATGAATTTCTTAATGGACATATGAGATGGAACGATACCAGCATCTCTAACGGGATAGATGGTGATGATATTATAGCCGTAGTTTTTGAAGCCACCGCCAATGGTGACTTTAGAATTGTGTCAGCAGAGAAAGCTCCAAATCAAAGAATAGGGCACACAAAACACCGAATCCTTACAAATCAATTAATATCATATGCTCACAGTTCTGACAATACAGTTGCTATGGAGCTAAAAAACACAAAACTTCCCGCAGACTCTATTATTACAGAGGTAGCTGCGAGGGTAAATGGGGACAGTAACTTAGGAACTCATAAAGTTAACATTCAAATGTCAGCAACATCAGGAACCGCTGCCGACTCAAGCATTTCATCGGGGACTGAATTACTTGGAGCTGGCGTAACTAATACAGATAGTTCTGATAGTGCCAGTGCAACAGATATAGATTTAAATCAAGCTGGAGACACTTGGATATGTAGAGACACTGTTAGGGTTGGCTCATCTGATCAGTATCTTTATGTTTGTAATGCGGGGACAGGGAATGGAACAACCAATCCAAGTTCAGGAGCTTTGGAGATAATTGTAGAGTATTATGGGAGCCGAAATTAAATGAAAAAAAGAAAACATAAATGTTTAATATTACCGCTGGTAAATATAAATTTAAATGGAGAAAAATATTATGCCTAATGTAGAAGTACAAAACCCAAGACTACCAAAATTTGGACAAGCAGTAGGACCTGCTGGAGGTATTAGTTCTGATGTATTCGAAATGTATGCACCACAAATGGCAATGACTGACTTCCAAACAGACTTTTCAAAGACTGGATATGAAATGTCACGAGATATTGAATTTGAAAGACAAGCTCAGTTAGACAGCAGTATAGCACAATCTGACTTTGCACAAGCAGAGAGGGAGCGAGGAGCAGAAAAAGAAGCTAAGAAGGCAAAGAAAAGTAGAAAAGTTGCGGCTGCTGCTACTGGAGCTAAGGTGGGATCTAGCTTTGGACTTCCTGGAGCTATAATTGGAGGGGCTGCTGGTTGGTTATTCGGTGAAGAAGGCGGTATGGTCCCAGGTATTCACCCAAGGAGTATGTTATTTAAAGAGTATCAACAAGGTGGAGATGTGATGGGATATACAGGACAGGGAAAATTTCTTCAAAGAGGGCTTCAAAATTTACAATTCAGACAGGGTGATTTATCTAGATTAACTGAGAATGTTGATAAAATGGGTAAATATGGATTCTGGGATGCTGCGATGGATGTAGGAAGAGGCTATATGGCAGGAAAGGCACTAGCGCCTAAAGCTGAGACCTTATTAAGTCTTGCTAAAAGCTCATATGGAGTAGCAAAAGAAAAAGGAATAGGGGCAGTGTGGGATGTTTTAAGCGGTAAAACTACTGGATTGCCAGAGCCAGTTAAAATTGGAAACATAGAAGCCCCAAGTAGTTTAGAGTTGCCACAGAGACCTCAAACCGACATTTCCAAAATAATTCATGGGGCTGGATTACCAGACAAGGCTACTTTTCTAAAGGACGCAGGGGCTTTACACAGAAAAAAATTTCCCCACCTATACCAATCCCCCGCTAGGGAAACAGCATTAGGAATGAGTCCTTTTAAAAAAGCATTTAGGGATGCTAGAAAATCAAATAAAAATACATTTGATTATGAAGGTAAGATGTATACCACGGAGCTTAGTTAAATATGCCACCATTTAAAGAAAGTTTATTAGGAGCAACAGCGGGTGAAGGCTTAATGCCACCACCTCTCAAAGGTCAAACTCAACCAACCTCTGGAATATCTCAATTAGGTATGGCGGAAGGAGCTGCGTACGGTCAAGGTATGGGAGTGCCGAGTGCAGGTACTGCATTTACACCACCTACCCCAGCTCCACCAGTTTCTACACCAACACCAGCAGTTATACCTAAGCCTGCACCGCCAGTACCTATGCCCCAACCAGCGGCTCCAATGGTCTCTACAAGTGGGGCTAATATAACATCAGATGAAAATAAAGGATTTACGCAGGAAGCTTTAGGTGGGATGACACAGGTTCAACCACCAACACCAGTCCAACCAGCTCAACCCCCTCAACCAGCTCAACCCTCTCAACCAGCAGCCCCATCATCACCTAAGGGAGGTCCAGGTATCGGAGGCGGAGAAGAGGCTATAGTAGGAGGAACAGCTTTAACGCCTGCAACCCCATCTGCAACAGGAGGAGGATCCAGCGCACTTCCCACCGCATCAATTGGAGGAGAAGAAGGACCGACTAAAGAAGGAATATCACTTGGGGGAGCATACCCAGCGAAGCAAGAGGTTGGTCCACCAGCTATAGCAACACAAGAGGCGGTAAAAGGTCCCGCCCCAACAGTACAGGGAAGTCCAAAAGGAGCCCCATTTTCTGAAGCAAGTGGAGGTTTAGGAACCTTAAAATCTTTCAAAGATGTTGCAACCCCAACACAGCCAGGACCAACTACATACGATCCTGGAGAAGGTAAAAATGTAGGACCAAGTGCTTATCCATCAGCAGAATCAGTTGTAGCACCCCCCACATCACCAACCGCACCTCCACTTTTAGCATTGGCAGGAGCGCCTCCAATGACTAGCCCTAGTGCAGGAGTATCAACAAAATTAGACGGAGGAGAAGGAGCGGTAACAGGAACAAATTTAGGAATGCCAGCAGGTACATCACCTGCAACTGCGGGACAATCTGCTATGACCCCTCCAAAAGGAGAGGGAATGCAGACAGTTACTCAGCCATCCGTGGGAACTCAGATGCAGGCAGCTACAAGCCCAGCGGTTACATCGACATCGGAATATTCAACGCCAGGAGGAGGCACAACAGCTGGAGGAGGAGCGATGACTGGAGGAGGACAGGGACAAGCGTTAACATCTCCAACAGGTCAATCTTTATTAGGGGCAACATCGGGTGGAGATATAGCTTCTCAGTTTGGATTTGATGCATCTAAATATGGTGGATATTTTACCCCTATTAGTGAAGCGATGAAAAAAGCTGGGACTGAGGAAGGTTATGCTGGTATGATGGGAGAACAAAGAGCTCAATTAAGACAGCAGGCTGGACAATCAAAACAAGGTTTAAGGGCAAGTTTATTACAAGATGTAATGACGGCACAACAAGCTGGTGGAGCATCAGGATTTGCAGGCGGAGGTGCACAACAGCAAGCATTGGGATTAGCAAGATCAGGAAGACAGTTAAGTGCTGATCAATTAGCATCTCAGTACGGAAGAGGAATGTACGGAGTAAGACAACAAATAGCAGGTCGTGTAGCGGCTGGTCAACAAGCTCTGTCTAAAGCTCAATCTGCAATGTATGATAGGGCTTTACAATTACAACAGTCTGGAGCTGGTATGACAGGTGCAGGAGCAGGTACAGGAGTAAGTGCAGGGACAGGACAAGCAATGACCCAAACAGATCTTTCAGCAACTCAAGATCCTTCTACGGCAACAGGCCCAGACGATAGTTCAAAACAAATAGATCCAGGATTAGGAGCAATGGACCCAGATAATCAATTAACAGGTCCAGCATATGACGCTATGATTGCACAGCAAAAGGCTCAAGCTCAAGCTGCTGCGACAGGACAAGATCCATCATTGCCTGCATATGCTACTCAATATAAAATAACAGATCCATATCAAAAGACAGGTCAAATGACCGTAGGTCCTGGAGGAAAAAAGGTTAATAGATAAAAAATGGCAAACGGAATAGACTCACAATACACAGGCATAGGAAGAGTTCCTATTGTTCAGGAAGATACAACGAGCATATGGGACGCTATTGTTCCATTAGCCCAAATGGCTAAAGCGGATAAAGCTAGGCAAGAAAAGCTAAAATTAGACTACGCAGCGTTACAACAAAAAAGAGATGCGGATGATGATTTAAATCAATATCGTCAAGATAGCCTAGATCAGCAAAGCGTATATCAAAAAGGTCAACTAGACATTGCTCAAGAGAGAAATCAAATTACTAAGATGGAATTTGAGAAAAAGCAAAGAGATGAAAGGGAAGCGGAGGATCTTGCAGTTGCCAGCACAGCTACAGATTGGAAAGATCAGGTATCGGAGCTTCGCAAGTTAGCCTTGTCAACGGGGAAAGAATCTTACAACGCTAGGGCAGATTTAATTGAAAAAGATGGAGTAGTAAAGGATGGTATGCAGCCATTAAAAGATAATTTAATGCAGGAGGATAATCCATATAAAATAAGAGAATATCTTAAAAGGGAAGGAGGGAATTTAAATAAATACTTTCCTAGCGCGTATAAAATGCTTGATTCTAAAGCGACTCAACTAGAGAGCAAATACGATGTAAGTGAGAGAGAAATTTTAAATTCTGATATTTATAAGGCCTCTGTACAGGAAATTAATACACAAATGGGTCAACCAGGTATGTTAAAAGCAAAGAAGGATGGTACAAAATATACTTTTACTGAGTATACTAATGCTCTACAACAAGCAAAATTTCAGACTCAGGACGTTATGCAAGCTCCACAAAGAGAAGCGGGAATAATGCCTATAGGTGACGATGATATGGATAAAATATGGAATAATCCCGAAGCTAGAGAGGCTTATTTTGCCAATCCTTTAGATGACACTAAATCTATAATGAAAAAGTTCGGTATGATAGAAGATAAAGAGGAAGACAAAAAGCTCAGTGGGGATGATGATAAAAAACCACCTATAAAAGATCCTACAATAAGCGAGTTAGAAAGTAAAATAAGTGCATATGAAGAAGCGGGTATGACGGGACTTAAGGGCTACGCAGA